GTCGAGATTGACGTAGTAGCGTAGTAGGTATCGAATGAGCGCAGTAACGCTTGCGGAACTCCAGGCATACATCGGAACAGATGAAACAGGAAGCTTTATTGACTCCTGCCTATCTGCTGGAAATGCCTTGGTCGGCAACTACATTGGAGCAATTGACACTGTTCCAGATGAGGTTCACCGCCAGGCAATCCTGATCTGTGCATCGGAGCTATTCCACAGGCGTTCTGCGCCCAATGGCATTGCTCAGTTTGCAAGCATGGATGGCAGCCCTATGCGGGTCGCTAAAGACCCTATGGGTGCTGTCTATCCATTGCTTCTGCCTTTTGTCAATTACGGAGTCTAGTGACCAACGAAATCACACTAACCAAGCAGGAATTCAAGCTAGACCTTGATGCTGCCGGGCTGACTGTTCTGGACTATGTGCCAGAGCGTATTGTTCCGCCTATTGTGATTATCAACAGCGCTAACCCTTATCTGACACCTAGCTCGCTAGGTAAGGAATTTGTAATGAGTTTGGAGCTTGTAGTGGTTGCAGCAACTGCAACGAACAAGCAAGCGACTGAAAAGCTAGACGAAGCTATTGCCAATGTGCTGACGGCACTTCACGGTATTAGATACGCTCGCACTCTCAGAGTCGCAAACCCCTACAACCTGCAAACCAATAATGCCGAATACCTGGCAACTACTGTCAATGTAGAAATAGAACTCACGATCTAAAGAAAGGGCTTCCATCATGGCAGCTTCAACGCGTATTCAAGCGCAAAACATCATCTTCAAAATCGGCTCAACCGCTTACGAGTGCGATGCTACGATGGTTGACCTTCAGCTCGGTGATGCACCTGGCGATGTTCAGACCTTCTGCGAGCAGCGAGTCGGTGGCGAGTGGGCTTTGACCCTAGAGGGTATTGTGTCCGGTGACGCAGCTTCCCTTTACAGAGTGCTATGGGCTAACTTCGGAACTACCGCAGCCTTCACCATTGCACCTAACGGCAACGCTACTGCAAGCTCCAACCAGCCTCACTACGAGGGAACTGTCAAGTTCAATGAGCTACCTCCGCTGTCGCTATCCAGCAACAACACTTCTACCTTCTCTGTGACCCTACGAGTGGACAACGCTGTGCATGACCCTGCCAACGATGTTTACTACGGCGTGGAGATTGTAACCGCGTAATCCAATGGAGCAAACAGGGGTTAAGGTAAAGGGACTTCGCGAACTTACCAAGGCTATGCAAGAGATAGGCGTTCCAAAAGATGCCATCAAAAATGCAGGAAAACTTGCAGCTGAAAGAGTAGTCAACGAAGCCAAAACCTTAGTCCCTGTTCGCACCGGTAAACTGCGCGACTCAATCAGGCTGGGTGCTACGGCAACCGGTAAAGTGACCATTAGAGCGGGTAACAACGGCTCTATTCCCTACGCAAATCCAATCCATTGGGGTTGGTATAAACGCCACATCAAACCGCAGCCATTTTTCGCTAAAGCACTAGGCTATACGCGTGATGAAATTTATCAGACCTATTTCACACAACTAGAGCGACACATCACAGAGCAGACAGCGAAAGCGAGAATTGTAAATGATTAAGATTGAGGAACTAACCCTCGGTGAGATTGAGGAAATTGAACTGATGTTAGGCGCAGGCTTTGACGAAGCACTAGCAGACGGCAAGCCAAGAGGCAGAGCGCTACGAGTGCTTTATTTCATTTTCAAACGCAGAGAAGTCCCTGGCTACAAGTTTGAGGACACCGAAAAGCTGACTCAGAAAGAAGCTATTCAGTTTCTAACTGCTGATGCAAAAAAAGAGTAAGAGAGGAAGCAGCTGATCGCATTGCGCGTTATAGCCTGGCAACAGGATTAGCGCCTAGTGAAATCAGAAAGCTGACTCTCACAGAATTGACAGCGTTTAGGAAAGTGCTAGAGGAGCGGAACAGATGAGCTTGGTTCTCAATGTTGAAATCTTGGGAGAGTTCAAGAAACTCACCGCTGCTACCAATGGCGCTGCTAAAGACCTCAAGGGACTCAACGGGACTGTTAGCAAAATCTCCAAGGGCATGAAAACCGCTCTGGGCGCTATCGGTGTCGGTTTCTCGCTCGGTGTCGTTATCAACGAACTCAAGGAAGCTTCTAAAGCCGCTATTGAGGACACTAAGTCGCAGGAGCTACTTGCCCTAGCCCTGAAAGCCAGCACCGGTGCAACGACTAATCAGATTGCAGCCGTTGAAAAGATTATTGGCAAGTATCAGCTTCAGGCAGCAGTAGCCGATGATGAACTTCGCCCAGCCTTCGCCAAGCTCACTCAATCAACAGGTGATCTAGAGGAATCAAACAGATTGCTAGGAGTTGCCCTAGATGTTTCTGCCGGTTCAGGTAAGTCCCTTGATGCCGTAACTCAGGCGATGGCAAAGGCACTAGAGGGAAGCACCGGAGCGCTCGAGCGATTGCTCCCTGCGGTCAAGGGAGTAGATGACCCTATCGGATTCCTAGCTCAACAATTTGAGGGAGCTTCTGCGGCAGCGGCAAACACAGACCCGTATGCGCGTATGCAAATTCTTTTCGGGGAACTACAAGAGCAGATTGGTATGGCGCTACTGCCCTATCTAGAGGACTTTTCCGCCTGGTTGTCTGAGCCTGGGACAACTGAATATATTCAAGAAATTGTGCAGGTAATCGTTGATCTAATCGGGCAGTTCAAAATTGTCGTTGATTGGGTTGTCAAATACAAAGATGCACTGCTACCTGTTGCCGGTATTGTCGCGACTATCACAACGGCGTGGAAGGCTTACAACATTGTTGCAGCTCTTAGCGCTACCGGCACAAACACTTTGGCAATTGCGATGAAGGGCGCTCTAGGACCTTTGACGGCTGTTGTCGTTGCTTTGCAGGCTATTGACTTTGTAAACAGCAAACTTATGGCTAATGGTGGCTGGGATAGAGTGGCAGGTAAGGGTGCTGTCAACTTCTCAGGCAGTAGCTCACTAAAGGCTCCAAACCCTAGCACCTTCGGCAACATGGCTCCAGGCGTAACTGTAAATCAAAACATCACAGTAAACAGCGCAAGCACTAACGCAAGCGGAGTTGTCAGCAGCCTTCAGGCTTATCAAAACCAAACCGGCGCTACCCTTCAGAAGTTGCTTAAATGAGTGATGTTTTAACCGACTTCGACATTGCCAGCGATCTAAAGGTTGAGTTCTTTCTGCCTGATGCTGAGGGAAACCTATTCATTCTGGGTATCTCTCTACTAGGTGGCGATGATGTTCTCGCGGGAGCTAATCAGTTCATTATCGGCGTATCCCTACTAAATGGAACTGATGTTCTCGCAGGCGATAGCCCTATCGCTTTTACCTGGCAAGCCTTTGAGTGCAGCACTTCGCAGGTTCAGACAAGCATCGGCGGGCAAGTTCAAGACGCTCTCTACTTTCAACCGCAATCAGGGCAAGCGAGCATCACGCTTCAGAACCTAATCATTGACCCTACTCAGAACCCTGCTTTCCGCCCAGGGGTGCCTGTAAGAGTCCGACTAGAGCGCGACCTACTGAATGTAACCCTGTTCAACGGCTTTATTGACACTATTCAGGTGAACTACGACAGCGACAGCAATCAGAACCTGATGCGCCTAACCGCCTATGACAGCTTTAAGAAGTTTGTGAACTCGCGCCTAGCCCTGCTAGACACCGCAGACACCGAGCTGTTCCCTGACGGGTATGCAACCCCGTATCAGGTTGTCGAAATCCTCGCTGATCAGTTCGGGACAGACCTGCACAGCTCTAGCGCTGAAACTAGAGGAAAGATACCGGGCGAACTGCTAACAGACTTTATTCCTAACACCCCGTTGTATGACGCTATTCAGGTTGGCTTGGGGCTGTTCTGGGTTGACCCTGAGACTCAGGAATTTGTCTTTATTCCTCGCACCGCTCCCGATGTAACTGAAAGCACTTACTCAGTAGGCAACAATCACAGCGATGCGCTACACCTATGCATGAGTGATCTAGAAGTTGCTTCAGACATTGACGCTGTATTCAACTCGCTGAAGGTTAGCCTGAAGTCTGACAGCGCTACCTCGGTGCTAGTTCGCAACACCGACTCAATTGAACTCTACGGGGAGTTTGCTCTAGATGCTGACCTGAACACTACTGACGAAGCTGAGCTGACATCTTGGGCGCAAGCGGTATTTAATCAGACTCAGAAGCAGTTGGTAAAGAGCGTAGAAACCCCAGCAATCAACCGACTAGGAAATCTGACTCACGCTGCTGTTCTTCTGCCAGGGGAGACTATCGCTGTGAAGTATCAAACACCTCAACTAAACATAGATCAGGGCTACACCATCACTAAGGTGAGTCACAACATAAATGTAAACCAATGGTTCACTACACTAGAGCTTTGGAAGGAATTCTAGAATGTCCTATAAAACTTTTGTCAACGGGTTTCCGCTAAACGCCTCGGAGCTAAACGAGTATCTAATGTCCCAGGTCGTTGCGACCTTCGTAGACAGCACAGCCAGAACTGCTGCTATCGAAACTCCACTAGAGGGACAGCTGACCTACCTTTCCGGTTCAAATGCCTTTCAGTACTACAACGGAAGTGCTTGGGTTGACCTACTAAGCAGCGGGAGCGTTAGCAACAAGACTGCCAACTACTCGACTGTTGCTGCTGATGCTGGCAATACAATCAACAGCACAGGCTCAGCGATTACTATCACAGTAGACAACAATCTAACCGCAGGTCAGCGCATTGACTTTGTGCAGACAGGTTCAGGTCAGATTACCTTTGCAGCAGGCTCGGGAGTGACCTTGAACTCTAAGGGAGCAAAGCTAAAGACTGCCGGGCAATACTCGGGAGCAACTGTTATCTGCCTGGCATCAGGCTCTTACCTACTAGTTGGAGATCTAGGAGCATAAATTGCTTATTCCTTTGGGATTTTTAGCTGCTAGTGGCTCTGCTTTGAGTATTGAATACCTTGTTATCGCTGGAGGCGGTGGCGGAGCAGATGGTTCTAGCATATCTAACCAAGGTGGTGGTGGAGCTGGTGGTTATAGATCATCAGTTGCTGGTGAATCATCCGGCGGTGGCGCAAGTGCTGAAACTCCACTAAGTTTTACACCCGGAACGAATTACACAGTCACAGTTGGTGCTGGTGGTGGAGGTATGTCTGCTGGCAATAACAGCGTATTTTCTACAATCACCTCTCTTGGTGGCGGTAATGGATATATCAACTCTGCTGGTGTTGCTGGTGGTTCAGGTGGCGGTGGCTGTGACATTGACAACAAAGTTGGTGGAGCTGGGACTGCTGGGCAAGGTTTTGCAGGCGGCTCTGGTTTGCACTCTCCACCTTATCGCGGTGGCGGTGGTGGTGGTGCTGGCGAGGCTGGCAATACCGATGGTCAAGGTTTCGGTGGCGATGGTGTCGCATCATCTATTACAGGTTCTAGCGTCATTCGCGCTGGTGGCGGTGGTGCTTCTGGCGATGGAACTCCCGCTCCTGGTGGTGATGGCGGTGGTGGTGCTGGTGGCGTGACTCCACATGGCAATGGAACTGCTGGTTCAGCCAATACGGGTGGTGGCGGTGGTGCTGGTTCTTACGCTTATGGTGTTGGAGCTGGCGGAGGTTCTGGCGTTGTCATTTTGAGGTATTCATCTGAATTCACTATTACAATCGGCGCAGGTTTGACAGGATCAACTGCAACAGTTGGGGCTAATAAGGTGACTACTATCACCGCTGGAACAGGCAATGTAAGTTGGGCAGCATAATGGCACATTACGCCTTTTTAGACGAGGACAACATTGTTACTGAGGTTATTGTCGGGATTGACGAAGCTGAGCTAATTGAAGGCAAAGACCCCGAAACTTGGTATGCAGAGTTTCGCGGGCAAGTCTGTAAGCGCACCAGCTACAACGGCAATATTCGCAAGAACTATGCCGGTATCGGATTTACTTATGACTCTGAGCGTGACGCCTTCATTGCGCCAAAGCCGTTTGACTCTTGGGAGCTAGACGAGGAAACCTGCCGTTGGGTTGCTCCAATCCCTTATCCGACTGACGGGCTTATCTATTCTTGGAATGAGGAAGTTCTAGATTGGCAGCCTGTTATTTACCCATTAGAGGCTGAATAATGCCAGAGCTACCCGGACACGACTCAATCCTGTTTCAACTTGCTCAGGACATCGCCGAAATTAAGGCAACTGTCAAGAACTACGCTGATCTAGAAACCCGCGTTCGCGAGCTTGAAAGAGCTAGGTGGAGTAGTGCCTGGGTGACTGCTTTCGCATCGGCAGCCCTAACCGCTGTCGCAGTAGTGCTAGTGAATCAGGCTTTGCTATGAGATTTCCTTTTGCTTGGAAAAAGATTACCGGGCGCTTTGGGACTCTAAGCGAGTATCGCAAGAAGAACAACATGCAACCACACTCAGGTGTTGATTGGGCTATGCCAGAGGGAACACCTATCCCAGCAATCGCCAACGGGACTATCGTTCTACAGCAATTTTCAAAGGTGCTAGGGAACGTAACTGTGCAGCGAGTCATGGACAAACAAGGCAAGCTCTGGTATGTGGGCTACTGTCACCTAAAAGCTGAAGGGCATGAGGTCGGGCAGAAGGTAAAAGAAGGCGACACTATCGGGTTTGTAGGCAATACCGGAAGCGCAAGTTCTGGGGCACACCTTCACCTAACTGTCGGAGCTAAGCTCAAATCAGTATTTGGCAGCACCTCAGAAAAGATTGACCCTATCGAATTCATAAAGGCGAACAAATGAAAGAACACCTAAAGCAAATTCTCATTAGATCACTAGGTCTAGTGCTGGCAACCTTCTTCGGCGGAACTGCCATCGGTGCTGTTGCTGGCAATTGGTGGATGGGAAGCCTAATCGGTGTCGGGAGCGCCTTTGCTGTTGTGCTGACTACTATCGGTGTTGCTGTTGCCTGGAAGGGTTCGCTGGAGCTGTCTGACATTCAATCGGCTTACAGGGCTGCTGTTGCTAAATCGGATTCTGAGGCTGTCGCTGATGCGCTCCAGGTTACCAAAGATGGCAACTTCGACTTTGATGATCTAATTGACGATAACGATGCAGACCTATTCGATGATGAGCAGGACAACATCAAATAAAGTCTGAGTGCTGTGCTAGGTTCGCAGCATGACTATTACGCAGAAAATCGAACGTTACAACTCCGCCCGCTTATTCGGGAAAGCTGAGCCTGGCTCCGCAACTTGGCTAAAGTGGCGCAGAGAATCTATCACCGGTAGCGACGTGAGTTCCATTGTGGGACTCAACCCTTGGAAAAGCGCTCTGACTCTTTACTACGAGAAAACAGGCGAGCTGCTAGAGCGTGAAGCGACTACTCGCATGATGCTCGGCAACTACCTAGAAGCCGGCATCGCTGAGATGTTTCAAGACCTAAACCCTAACTTGAAGGTTCACCGCGACCTGGGCACTTGGGCGAAGGTTGATGCTCCGGTCTATAAGGCAAACCCTGACGGCGTGATTGAAGATCAGCTAGGGAATCTGTCAATTCTGGAAATCAAGCACACCTCGCAATGGTGGAATGAAGTCCCAATTCACTATCAGTTGCAGGTGATGTGGTATCAGTATGTTTTAGGGCTGAAAAACCCTGCTACCCTCGTAGCGGTCACAGGAGGCGATTTCAGGGAGTTTATAGTCGAATACGATGAAACCCTTGTCAACAAGTCGTTAGAGGCTG